TTTAATGCTACAAAGCCTGTAGGTGGTGTGTATGCGAATGGTCTTTGACCGAAGTTATGATTTATAGTTGTATTGTAATGAACCGCTAATGGAAAATAAGTTGTATTGGCAGTAAGGCTTATTGCACCCTGAGATGTATTGTTCTTATAAAATGTAATCTGACTAGCATCAGCATCATAAGCAATACCAATTAAATCACCTGACCCATAAGTAGAACCATAAGCAGAGCTAGAGCCATTGACATACTTTAAACCTGATTCTGCATAAGATATGTAAGTTCCACTTGCTACAGAACCTAATGGCATATTATCTGCCGCAACACCTACCGAGCCTTGAGAAGTGCCACTAAACAATGCTTCCCAATAATACTTACCTGTAGTTGGTAAAGCAAAAGTTCCTCTGATATTAGCGATTGATGAACTACCCCAAGCAGTTGTTAGATTTGCATTTGAAATAGCCACATTACTAGATTTATCTAATGGGTTCATTACCGCAAAGTTACTAGCAGTCGCACTTGTCAATGTTGGCACATCTGTCATGCTGTCATAAGTAGAGCCAGCAGTTAATGAGATGTTATTAGTAGTCCAGTTATTACCATTGCCACTAGAGTCACTACCTAGTGTTGTAGTAGAAGCATTGTCAGAGAATGGTAAATAGAATCCATTAGTGCCATAAGTGCCAGCATACTTCTTAGGTTGCCATACTCCTGTAGAAGCATTGTTAGCACCAAAAGATGATGGGTCTAGGGCTTGACCATCAATAAAATGTTGCTCTGCCATGTAACCATCAAATTGAAACCCAGTAACTGTATTTCTACCGATTTTATGGCTTACTGCTGAGTTTATTTTGGATGCAGTATTTTGAGGAATAGTTACTGAATCGTTGTATGCTTGCTCAATGCCATTGATGTAATATCTGTTTCTTAATGATGCAGTTGCATTAGCAGAATCAAACACAAATACAACATGATACCAAGCAGATGGGTCACGATAAACCGCTACTGTGCTAGTAACTCCATCAAAATTACCAGCATTTAATTGGTCAAACGCTAAATTGTTTCCACTCCCCATTTGTAACTGGGCTCTATTGTTTGCATCAATATCAGCACAAAATAAAATTCTTCCTGTGCTTAAAGTTCCTAATTTAACCCATGCACTCCAAGTCCATTTTTTATTATCTGTAGGAGTTGTGAATGTTCTATTTAGATAAGCACTAGCACTACTGCGGAATCTAAGTGACCTAGCAATAGTGTAATCACCACCTTGACCACTAGCACCAGCTAATATGTTTGAGCCAATAACTGACATAGTTATCCTTAACTGTAGTTAGCAGTAAATACACAATGAATAGAAGTAGAGCTTCTGACAATATAGTCAATTCGGTCTACAGCATTTGCAGCAGTTGATAGTGTTGGAGCTGTACCACCGATAAAATCATACTGAGAACCATAAGCTAGTGTGCGAGAACCTGTGCCATCCTGAGTAATAAAGAATGAACCTGACTGACCAGCAGTTAAGTTAGATGGGTTAGCAAGAGTTCTGTTGCCACCTAGAGTTACTGAGAAGTTATTAGCTAAAGCAAAGTTAGGAGTGATCGTAGCACCATCGCTCAGTGCTGAGATAGCACCACGTTGTGCAGCTGTGAATGATTGGGCAGCGTCTAAACGAGCACCAGTTAGTTCAACAACTGAACCACCTGAATCTTTAGTGTATAGTTTCTTATCAGTTACGTTAACTGCTAATTCACCTTGTGTTAATCCACCTGCTGATGGAACAGCCGATGCTGTTGAACTGTTTTTAGTTACGATTGTAGTCGGCATTAGAATGTTCCTCCTGAGATAGTGCCACTAATTTTAGATCCTGCTAAGGATGTGACCCATGATGGATCTGAATATGAACCTGTTAATGAAACATAAGTACTTGCTGCTGTAGCTGATGTTAAGTATGCAGACAGATCAACAGATACTGTACCCCATGAAGGAGTTGTTCCATTAGTAGTTAAATACTTTCCACTATTACCTGTTTGACTTGGTATAAAACTAGACGCTAATGTAGCAGAGTTAGCTGCATTGGTTGCACTAGTTGCAGCATTACTTGCTGAAGTGCTTGCAGCAGATGCACTATTAGATGCATTGGTTGCTGAAGTAGATGCATTACTTGCAGATGTACTAGCATTAGATGCTGAAGTACTTGCTGCTTGTGCATGATACTTAGCACTATACTCACCACCTGCTACTGTGCCGGATGTTTTAGTAGCCCAATCATTAGCTAATGTAGCACTAGCTGTTGAGTTTGTAGCACTACTTGCTGCATTTGTAGCAGAAGTACTAGCTGCACTGGCACTATTAGATGCGTTAGTCGCTGAAGTAGATGCATTACCTGCTTGAGTTAATGCTGAAGCAGCTGAAGAAGCAGCGTCAGAGGCAGATACTGAAGCAGCAGAAGCACTTGATGCAGCGTTACTTGCTTGTGTTGTAGCAGAAGCTACATAACCGGCAGCAGCTGTTGCAGATCCTGAAGCATTAGATGCGTAGGTCGCAGAATTTGTTGCTGAAGTGTTAGCATTACTAGCACTGGTTGCAGCATTCGTTGCTGAAGTTGCTGCTGCAGTCGCAGAATTAGCTGCATTAGTTGCAGACGTACCTACAGAAGCTGCAGAGTTAGCAGCATTGGTAGCTGAAGTAGCTGCATTAGAAGCACTTGTTGATGCTGCACTGGCTGATGAACTAGCCTCTGATGCTTTAGTTGTCGCTGTAGATGCTGAAGAAGTAGCACTAGTTGCACTGTTAGATGCGTTAGTTGCAGATGTTGAAGCAGCACTTGCAGATGCAGCAGCAGCGGATGCTGAGTTAGCTGCAGTATTCTTAGATGCCTCGGCTTGTTGAGCAGCAGCGGTCGCTAGAACTGCTTGACTAGAAGCATCATTCGTAGCATCACCTGCTCCACCTTCACCCCTGTAAATCGGCATTTAAACTTCCTTTAATTGTTTTTTCGTTGTTAAAGGTTTCTTTAATACTACTGGTTCTTCTACCACTGATACTACTTCTACTTCTTTATATTCAGGATGCTTACGCATTGTTTCAATATCGTGATATTGTGTAAACTCAAATATATTACCTGTAGCTATATCTTGGAACTTTGCCATTTGAAACTCCTTGTCTTTGTTAAAGACTCCGTAGAGCCCTTAAGAAAGACAGCTCTGCCGAAACAGAGCCATCAATCATTGCTTATTTAATTAAGCTGGTACAGCCAATGCAATAGCAGAGCCATCACGCAACTCTTTCACACCGAACAATGTGTCGGCAGTGAACAAGTCACCAAGGTACTCTTGCTTGTACTGAGTCTGAGTACGTACACCCATTTGCTCAACTAGAACTGCGAAGTCCTTGTGACCTAACAAGCAGATACGATCGCCATCAGTTGCAGCGTCAGCGTTGCTAGAAACGAATACTGGAACACCGTAAACGTTACCAACTTCACCTGAACGGATTGTGTTACCATTGCCTGCATCACCAACGAAAGCTTGCTCAGTGAAACGTGCAATACCCATCAATGTGTTACGTGTTGATGGAGGAACGATCAAGAAACGACCGTCCATTGGTACATCGTTGTCATCCAAACGCTGGATAGATCTGCGGATAGCAGCATCAGTCAAAGCACCTGCAGTACCTGTGTAAGCAGTTGTACCGTCAGCACCTGAGTAAGCACCAGTGTAAGCAGCAGTACCGTCACCACCGTTAACACCACGACCCAACTCAAGGATCAATGAGTCAACTTTACGAGCCAATGCATAGCCAGCATCGTCTGTGTAGAATTGACGCATAGAAGCCAAAGCTTGTGCTGAAACGATATCTTCGATCATGATTGAGAATTCCCAATGTTGATCGATGTTAACGATAACTTCAGTAGCTGTGTCTGTATTCAATACAACTTGTGTGTTAGCTGCCTTAGCGTTAGCTGAACCACGACCCGGTTTTGGAATATGTACTGCGTCACCTTTCTTACCTTTGAAGTTCATCTTCTTGATAAGATTAGCTGCAACCAAATTCTTCTTGTATGTTGCAACAACTTCGTCACTCCAAATCTCTGGAATAAACTTAGCTGCTGTTGTAATTGTTTGATGTCCTGAACCTAAAGCCATTTTTAAATCTCCTAAATTAAATTAATTATTTAACACGTCCCTCAGCGTAGGCTTCCATGATTTCATCTGCCATCATTTCATACCGCACTGGGTCACGCATTTTCAAAGTGATAAGATCGACACGTTTGTAAATTGGTTTAGAGGATTCACCTGAAGAACCACGAGGAACTGCAGCAGCCTTAAGCGTCTGTGTTCTCTTCTCTGTTTCAGCTTTCTTTAGTGTATCGTCAGCAGCTTGTACCTGTTGAGTCTTCACATTACGCAATCCTTTGTAAGTATCGAGTAATTCGTTAGCTGAATCAAAATCATAGTTATTTGCCTTAGCAAACAATTCAATACGGATACGAGAGCCTTTGATCCATTCAACAAAGTCTTCAGAACTAGCGATCTGCATAAAGTCGGGATGAGCCTTCTCTAGCTTCTGCAAAGAGGTTTGTTTAAAAATCTCTTCTTGTTGTTCTTTCAAACTCTTAATGACTGGGTTGTTCTCGATCTGCTGATTTGTTGCCTTTGCAGGGTCTTCATACCAATCGATTTCTTGCGTCTTTGCTTGTGGCTGCGTGTCTTGCTTTGTACTGAGTTGCTGCTTGATCACTTCATCCAACAATCTACGACTTTCACCTACCTCTTGTGCTTGTCTGCCAATTAGCTTTTCAGCTTCTTGATGCATACGTGCTAGTTCAGCGGGTGACTTACCTTTGTACTTAGCAGGTAAATCGTCTTCAGGTTCTTGAGAGTTGTCTGCATCTACTGCAGGATCTGTAGTACCGGTATCTAGTTGTTGATTAAAGTCATCGAGGTTTCCCTCTTCTTGCTGCTCAATAAATTCAGCCATCATGCCTCCTGTCGCTCTGCGATTTTAGGATTTTAAAAATAGTTCGAGGTGGACGTAACACCTTTATGAACCGTTGTCAGCGTTTCTTTTTCTTTCCTGTGTCAGCTTCTCAGCTCTCACTCTATTCCACCGGTCATAACTCGATGGATGATCACCACTAAAAGGTTCTAAGTAGATCCCAGTGGGGGAAATAATGCGAGTTGCCTTCTCGCCACATTCACTACAACTAATTTCTTTTGCGTCTGTTTCAACGAAGTGCTCAGTTGTGTGTGAATTCTTACATGTGAAGTCATACATCCTACGAGGCATTATCATCGCCTTCTTCTTGTAGTTTCTCGTAGACTTCAGCACTAGCATCACGAAGATTCTTTAACCAGTTCATGATAGAGACTTCACCTTTTTTGAAGTGAAGTTGTTCTATCGTATTAACACCACTAAGGTTGTCAGTGGATGCTAACATAGTCTCTAGATCCTCTATCAAATCCTTCCACCCTTGGGTAGCCATCATTGAGAATCTATCTTCGTAGTACTTTTGTATCTGTTTGTTCATCTTTTTCCTTGACTTGGAGATGATTATGTGGTATAGTAAGTAATATTATACCACACTTTTTCTATTTTGTCAAGTGTTTATTTCATTTTAGTTGCCATTTGTACCATAGCAATCTTCTCGTTAGACTCGATATCAGCTTCTTTGAGAGCCAACTCAGCTACTTTAGCACGTTGTTCAAAGTCAGTATTATCACGAGCACCACGAGAGATAGCACCTAGCATCTTGGCTTCTACTTCGATTGGAATGTACTGTGTTTCAACACCAATCTGTTGGGCTTCAGCTTGAGCCTTAGCAGCTTCTGCTTGTTTCTTGTTAAAGTCTGCCTGAAGAGTCATCATCTGAATCTGTTGCATCTGTTGTTGCATAGGATCAGGCTGTGACATCTGCTGTAATGTAGCAATAATCTCTTCACGGTTAGCCAAGCTAGAAGACTGGATGATACCTTGTAACAATACAGGGGTGATAGGGCTGTTACCTAGGGTCTGCATCAAGCCAATCATCTGTTGTTGTTCGTATTCACGAGCTACCATGCCCATTGTTGAGATAGGTAGGAACTCTACGTCCTTAACTGGGTAACGATCAGGGTCAAACTGCATGAATCTCCAAGCAGCTTTGTTGATGAACGGAATAAGGAAGTCTTCTTGGAAGTGAATAAGCGTTCTCTTGCTCTTCTTCATCAAGCCTGATAGAGCCATTGAGAGACCTGCTCCTGACGCTTCACCAGCAGCTACTTGGGTGGGCATAGAGCTACTATCGATCGTGCCTGTAGCCTGCAATAACATGGCTTGGAAGGCATTTGCTGTAGTTAAGTTACCCGGATCTGTAGCACCGAACTTAAATGGCATCATAATCTCTGATGGATTACCGTTAACCAAGAAGTTCTTACCTGCTTTTACTTCATACTTAGCACCACGTGGTAGACGAGTTGCATCCATAGCCATCATTGGAGCAGTAGTTAATGCTAAAGAGTCTAGATGTGCACGTACTTGTGCGTCCATCGCCTTCTGCATGTTGTAACCCTTCTCAGCAGTACCTCTACCCCAAAAACGACCGGGCATAGAGTCAGCTTGATAGGCAACAACTGGACGATCGTTCATCATATAAGGTGATTTCTCAGCCTTAAGTAGGTGTTGACCGTCAGCAACCACAACAATAGCTTCAACTAGGTCAGAATAGTCATCCATCTGTGAGTCTTCAGGGAACAAATCAACTACTTCGCCACCTTCATTCTCTAATTGTTCGATGTATTCACGAGGAACTAGACCATAATAACGGATAACTGGTACTTTGTTATCAATAAAGTTAGATTCTTCTTGTACTGGTTCTAGATCTGAGCTGTCATAGCTAGGTGCAATGTCGCATTTACGATAGATACCGTCTTCCATACCCTTAAC